AGTTGTGGCTTGGGGGGCCCAAAGTGCCATGCACACTGCTCACTGATGTTCACCGCGTGCACGGCACTCTGAGCCCAAGAGCTTTTTTGGCAGGTTTCAGTGTGGCGCTTGGCGGTTTTATACTTGCGGTATTGGCGCTTTCGGTTTCACATCAACTCCCTTCGCTCTCCCCAGCTCCTTATCAATCTTCTCGATAAGATCATCATTCGGCAACGCAATGCGTGCCAGCTGCTTGTTCAGCTCTGTCTGCAGCGTCGCTGAGTTGATCAGAGCCGCCGCTTCCCTTGCCGCTTTGATGAAGTTCAGGTCAGCCTGCTTGTCGCGCAGCTCAAAGTGCGTCGGGTAATTCACTTCAAAGCCTGTTTTTGCTCCATCAATCGCCTCCCATGCGCAGAAGTGGTCAAAGATTCTGTACTCGGTCAGTTGCAGCTGGGCCGCCTTGTCGGCAAGCAGCGTGTTCAGTATCTGAAACTCGGTCTCAATTGCCACCGCTGATATGGTCTGCTTCCGATAGGTTCGCACTGGCGTAAGGTGAGCCATGCGGTTCACCATCTCGGTTTTCTTGTCGATCGTATTGAGCAGGCCGGTAAGCGCGCTTGCATCGGCCTGCAGGAGATAGGGGAGCTTGCCCGCTGGTGTGTCTGGATCCATGATAATGACACCGCCGGCACCGCTTGAAGCCTGGTCATTGATGTTCTTGACGAGCGTTTTGTGGTTTGCGCCCCTGATCATCTGGCTCAGCTCGGAGAGGTCGTTGTAGATGCTGATCTGCAACCCGGCAATATCCTGCAGGTCAGACGTTGAGAGACCTCTCGTGAGTGACTTTTTGTTGTAGTGCGGCGTTGCCGGAATGCGTCCGATCGGGTTCTTGATTGTTGTTGTTTGCGTCTCTTTACCGATTGTCGTACTGGTCACCACCGACTCTTTCGACCACTGGCGCATAATCTTCACGTCGCCCTCTCTGGTCGTGTATTGCTCCTGCACCTCGAACCAGGTCAGCTCATATTCGCCAGTCGGTTTCGGCGTAAACTCAAAATCTGTCACATCGAGCGGCGTGTAAAAGCGCAGGTATGGCCTTATGCCGCCATTGATCTCATCAGCCTTCGTATATGCCGTCGAACTCGGCTTGTCCAGAATAACCCACACCAGGCCATAGACCGATCCCCATATCATCACCTGTTTCATGAACTCATTGAACGGCGTTCCCTCACGGTCAGCGTCCTTCAGCAAAGCGTTCAGCGGCACATTGTTGTTCAGCGTCCCCAGATTACGCTTCGGCGGGTCGCGCCAGATGAAGCCGCTATAGGTCGACACAACCCCTTCGCAGTGGTTCTCCAGCGGTGTCTGCTTCACCCGCTCCTGCAGCTGCGCTGAAGTCTCGTTGATATACTGGTAGAGATAGTTCATCTCTTTCCAGGCCCGTCCACCCTTATAGGACGCCTCAAACATCTTCCAGTCATCCGAGTTCGCCGTATATACAGAGTTCGACATTACACCCTCCAGTGCTCAGGTTGTTTATAATTCCGGTCCGGCATCCTTACAGGGAAGAGCTTCTCGATCGCATACCCGGCTGCATCGCTTGCATGCGTCAAGGCATCATTGCTCTTGTCAATCTCGCCGCATTTCCAGCTCACCAGCTCAAAGTCTTTCAGGAGGCGCGGGCACTTCTTGCTGACGCGCAGCTTGCCTTCGCGCATCAGCTTGTTTACCGCGTTCACGCGAGAGCGCACCGGCGGGTGCACTGGTCGCGCCTCCACCGTAAAGCCTTTGTCACGCAGTATGGTAAAGTCTGTCGCATCCGAAGAGCTTTTGCGTGCACGCCCCGCAGGGTCGGGGAATACCGTAATGCCAGGGTAACGTTCATGCAGCCTGTCGGCCAGCTCGTAGGTTGTCGAGTTGTCCAGGTGGATCTCATCGAGAAACCACACAATCCCGTCCGGGGAAACAGCAAATATTTCCGCTGTCATGTTGTCGACGTTGAAATCAATGCCAGCCCGCAGCATTGCGCTCATGGGACCTTCAGCAACCATGCTCCGCTCAAAATATTTGTAGACCCGGCCAGCCGTGAGGTTCACAAACTGCCCGTTCATATAGGCTGCCCGCTGGTTTTCGTCGAAGGCTTTCTCCAGCATCTTCACAAACTGCTGAGGCAGGTAGGTATTGTCAGACGTTTTAGCCACAACCGTTCCCAGATCGTACCGGTCGTCCAGATTCTGTGCCAGCTCGTAACCCCAGTTGAGCTGTTCCGGTGTACCGGTGAGAAAGAGTTCCCGGTGCACCGCCTCCGGGTGCCGCAAACGGGAGAGCACCACATTGAGAATTTCAGCGTTCATGATGAAAGGCTCATCAATTCCCGCAGTAGCAAGGTTCGGCCCTTTGAGCGATTCCGGTTCATCACCGCTTGCAATCCAGATGCGGGAATCCCAGCCTGGCATAAAAAACTCATGGTTGGTCTTGTTGTACTCATACTCAACTTCAGCCCGGTCAAGCAGCTCGGTAATGGAGATAATGACGGTCTTTCGAGCCTGTTTGTAGGTCGGCGATACGTAGAGGTGCGGTATGGGAGCGTTCAGATGGGCGCACCAGATCGAGCGCATTGCACCGATGCGGGTTTTGCCGCACCCGTAACCTCCCACAAGCAGCTTTACAAAGTTCGGCAGCTCCCAGAAGGCGCGCTGGTGTGGCAGCATCCGCGTTTTATTGATGCTGAAGAGTGTCATTTTCTTTCTTCACGCTGCAGGTCACTCCGGTAGTAGCCTCCTTCCATCAGGGTTGCTACTCCGGGAATCGCGGTACCGGTCGAATCCTTCACCCAGACCTTAACGCCAGGCACGCTTTCACGCAGCTGCACCATCTTTGTTGTAGCTCTGCTGAGATAGACAACCCTGCTTCCGCAGCCCCAGAGGTTAAGGCTGCAGGCCAGAATGAGCAGCATCGCTCCACCCGTCAGCTTTCGCATCGTTAATAAACGCATCATCATCCTTGTCTGGTTTAGCCGCCACGATCTGCTGCGGCTCCATCGCCGCACGCCACGCATTGCTAAGGCCGGAGAGTATCCCCGGCCTCGAGAGCGCCCTCACTATGCCGAGGGCAATCATTTCAGTCAGCTTTTCAATAAAAGTGTTCACTTTGCCAGCGACAGCGCCTTCAGTACATTGATCACCCTCGAAAGAATAACGTCATCGCTTTCCGAGGGTGTCATCTTCACAATCAGCGAAGCCACCGTAACCACACCACCGATCACCGCCGTGATGTTCACCCAATTCGCCTGCATCCATTCCATACGTGTCTCCTTGTTTATTGTTCTTTGTTCATCTTTTCATCATCTATAGCACCCGCGAAATAGTTGAATATTCGTCTTTCCCTACGGTAGATTTCACTGATTACCCGGTCACCAAGCGCGCCCGAGATATAGCCCACAATAAAGGAGAGGTCTCGAGGGAAATCCATGTATTTGCAAAGCAGATAAGCAGGGCAGATAGCCAGCAGCGCCACCGTGAAGCGTACAATCAGATCGCGCCCGCTTTTAATCCTGTTCTGGAAGAGCCCATGAAAAATATTGGTCAAAGCCCCCAAGAGGCCACTCACCATCAGCCCCAGCATATCCTCATTTTTCATCGCATTCTCCTCTCTTCTTGTTCATTGCCAACTATCTATCAGAAACTCCTCACCGCCCTTACCACTGGATAGTCACTGCTTTTCACATCCTGATAAGCGGCCCCGTCATAGAATGAGTAAATGGAGACATCGCTAGCATCCGCTTCCGTTGAGGTCCAGTAGAAGCCTTCCGGATCAAGCACCCCGATGGCAGTGCAGTTCAGGTAGAGCTTGTCAAGCTCCGTTTCACTCGGCAGGTACCAGTCGCTGTAGCCGCCCCCGTTATAGTCGCGGCAATTCTTCGCAGCACTTGCCGTATGCCCGGCTTGCGCAATGATCTTTGTCGTGTTTGCTGCACCGGTGCCAAGGTTTGCGCTGGTGCCGGTCACCGCAACATTGGTGACGTTGCTCCAGTACGCAACTGCCGCCTGATCAGCTGTAGCGACAATCAGCCCGTGCGGTGTTGAAGAGCTGTAGCCAGGGTCGCCGGAAACCTTCAGGTAGGCGCAAATCCCGCCACCATAAGCCGCCCCGACAACCGGAGCCGCAGAAGCGCTCCAAACGGTTGTCCCGTTGCAGACAATCGCCGAAAGCACCGTGCCGTTAAAGGTCACCGCTGTCACGGTTGTTCCATTGAAGGTGAGCGGCATCGGTCAGGTCGTTGTGAGCGTTAGGGTTGACCCCGAAAGCGAGGCCTTCATTCCTCCGTAGACGGTCGCCGTAGCCTTCTGTGCAGCAGCATCGGTTATGCCATAGCCGCTGAGGGTGGTCGGTTTCCCGGTTATCACACTCCACGCCATAGCGCCGGGCAGCGTGATAATGTTGCCGCTTCCGTCTTTGGTATAGAGCAGCTTGTCAGCCAGATTGACCAGCAGCTCACCGCTGTCGCACTGCGCAGTGGTCGGCACCCGCGCCGCCACAGTCGTCCGTTTCAAAAGCACCTTCGCCATCAGAAGGTACCGCCATCAACCAGACTCACGTCGAGAGTCACGAATGCATTCCCTGCACCCTTCGCCCAGCTCATGCTTGTGCCCATCCGCACAATGCCGTCAGTGCCGTCCGTTCCCCAGATATAGCCAGCCGTGCCGCCGGAAATAACCGCAACCTTCTCGTCTGTAGAACCAGCCGGTATGTTCAGAGCCGTCTTGAAGGCATCGAAGGTGATCTTCTTCTCCTTTTGACCAGTCGTCTCACTGTAATCGTGCATGATGACCAGGTCATTCACCCCGTCAATCGCCGCAAGCGTCGCCAGCGCATCAATGGCCGGAGCAACCGGAATCTTTGTCGCAGCGCCTGTTGCAATGTGCAGCGTGCCGCGGTCAAGCGTCACCATCGGTTCACCGGCATTCATCCCGGTCGTAGGCAGGGAAGCATAGTTTCCCCGTTTCAGTTTCAGAATCTGTGCCATACCTTCACTCATTAAATTATTAAACCTCAAATCCTCTCTTCCCTGCCAACTGCCAACTGCCCACTGCCAACTCTCTTCTCTTCCCTCGGCACTCGGCACTCAGCACTCAGCACTTTAAAAAGTCCCCCCATCCACAATCTTCCCGTCAACCACACTGTTATCAATCACCAACCCGGCCACCAGCACAAATCCATCCTCCCGTATCTTCAGTGCCCCTTCAGGAGCCGCATTATCAACCATCACCGCCGTATGCATCTTCACATGACCACCCGGCCCCAGATAATCATCAGCTGCAGGAATCAGATACGCCATTGCGGATTTTATTAATGATGTTAACGTCCATTCTTCAGTAGGCAGTCAGCAGTCTGCAGTCGGCAACCGCGCTTTTCCCTGCCAACTGCCAACTGCCAACTTCTTCTAAGCTGCTTCTTCCTCAAACCGCGCATTCTCATCACCGAACCGTATGTCCAGCGAACCGAATGTTGCATAGCCGATCACGCAGATGATCGTCCATCCCCGTGCTTCGAGCTCTGTGCAGGCAAGATTGCTGCTGGAGGTACGCCTGGCATTCAGCCCTCCGATATCCAGCTTTCCGTTTCGTGTCGTTGTCGCAGCCAGGTCATTGAGCAGGTCATCAATATCCCCGGCAGAGAGGTGCAGGTCACGCAGCGTCAGCTCAATGCCGTTCGCCCAGTCCGGCAGCACGCCGCTCGTGTAGCTGTCCACCAGCGAGCCCGAGAGGTCAATCTTTTTCAGGGCAACGAGCTTCTGAAGCAGATTGAGGTCGCCATGCACCAGCGTCTTTTTTAGCGAAAGCTGCTGCAGCGTTACCGGCAGTTCAGCAATATCGCCGGTCACCCAGCTGTTGGTCAGCAGCAGCACCTGAAGCGCAAGCAGGTTATGGAATGCCCGAATCTCACCCTTCAGGGTGTTGGTAGCCAGCGTGTCAAATTCCGTGATGTGCTGCACTTCGCCCTTCACCATCAGGTCAAATCGGCCAGCTTCAGGGTAAACGGTCGTATAGTGCTTGTCGAGCGAATCAAACTTCACCTGATAGGCAGTGCCGCGTCCCCAGTACATCGTCATAAATCCAGTGCCATTGAGCACCAGCGAACGGCTTCCCGGCGACTCAACATCAAACCAGATACCCGAAAGCGTGCCCGGCAGCTGCCGCAAGCTCCACTCTCCCTCCAGAACAGGAGGTCCCTTAAGGCACCAGCCCTGCTGATTGGTGACGTTTTTTATCTCGTTAAACGGCTGCATCGGGTATGGCTGGTTATCATCGTATCTGTCGCAAACGCGCCGCCATCGGCATCACAAATATCTTCTGGTAAACACCGCTGATCTTGTACTCCACCCCATCATCAAAAACCGACTGCAGCTCTTTGCTGTATGCTTTTTCGTAGAACGCAAGCATCGCAAGAAACCCCTGCCCGCCAACCGAAGCGCCAAGGCGCGGCAGTACGTATGCCGAGAGCACCCGGTAAACAGAAGCTTTCACCCACTGTTCCGGATTAAGATTTTCAGCGTCAAACAGGGTCGAATCAGTAGCAAGAAGGTTCCTGCCGGTTCGTGCAGGGTCAATCAGCGTCCGCTGCAGTGGCATCCACAGCGTTTTTACATCCCTCTGAATATCCAGAGCAGCCTTCGAATGGTAGAGAGCGAACTCATTAATCCCATGCTCAAACACATAAGGCTGGTACTCAATCAAATCACTATCAGCGGAATAATTCATAGTAATTCAGTTTGTGCAGTCTGCAGTCGGCAGTCGCGTCTTTCCCTGCCAACTGCCCACTGCCCACTGCCAACTATTTGCGTAGCAAACAAGCCATATTCGGATCCAGGCACTTCACCCCGTAAAGCACATCAAGCGCAACTTTCACAGCGGAGGTGTCCGGAGCATACCAGATACGAGAGCGCATGGCCAGCTTGCTTGCCGGGTCGGACACGGTCGCCACTCTTGCATTGCCAAGCTGTTCGCCAATGTCGGAGAGGGGAGCCATGGCAAGCGCAAAAGCGTTGCGGTGGAAGGCAATGCTGTTGGTGAAGTTCATCAGGCTCACGCTCACCACAGCATTGTCAGCAGTCGCCTGCGAAAGCGGCGGGTAAATCTGCACGCCGCTGAAGGCGTTCCCTGCAGCAGTCACTGCCGTTGCATTCACCACTGCATAGCGCTGTGAGTCGCCTGCAATGCTGAAGGTGTCGCCCATGAGAAGCGTTCCCGTTACGGTACCAGCATCGAGGTTGATGAGCGAGCTGCCTTTTGCCATTGCACCATTGACGGCAAGCGTTGCCACCGTGCAGGTGCCTTTGGTGTGCGTGCTTACATTCTGGTTACCGAAAATCTCATAGCCAAGCCAGTTGCCGATATGCCCTGTCTTGAGCAAATCCTGCGAAGCAAGGCCAGCAACATTGTTGTTGCCGAACAGCTTCTGAAATCCCGCCCGCAAAGCCGAACCCACTTCAAGGTTCAATGCTCCGTCATCCATCGGCACCTTGTTGTCAAACATGATCTGGCTGAGGTTGGTCAAATCATCAATCGAGGTTGTCGCCTGGGCATCCACATACCACGGCACCGAAGAGGCAAGCGTGTTCAGCTTCGTATCAATATCTTTAGCCAGCGCAAACACTGCAGGGCGGATATGATCAGTAATGATTTGGTCACCGGTAAAGGAGAGTTCTTTATCACTCAGCGAGAACTTCACCTCTTTCCACTGGTCAAGCTTCATTTCGATGTAGGAGGTATCGATGTTCTGGTCATTCGACGGTGCATCCATAGCCGTAAACACACCCGGTTTCTTGATCTCGATCGTACTGCCTTTCGCCTTCGAATCCTTGTCATACCCGCGGTGCACCCGAGCCGCCATCCCAAGCGCCTCATGCAGCGCAATCAGCCCCTCATTGGCATAAAACAGCGGGTCATAAATCCCAAGTACATTTGTTGCCATAGTTCAATCTCCTGTTAATGGTTTTCTCTTCGTTATCTCTCTTACCGTTCTTATTCTATCGTTCAATCACAACCGTTGTGCCGCTTTTGGCAGCAGCATCACGAGCAGCCCGGTACTTCGCCGGGTCTCTTGCATCTTCAGCACTCAGCTTGTAAGCAGCCTTGCCTCTGCCATCACCCGAGCCCTGACTTCCAGCACCCCCCGGCCCAGCAGCAAGGAAGTGCTGGTTCGCTTCAAGGAACATCTGCACATGCTCTTCCAGCGTCAAAGGTTTGCCGTTCTTGGTCACAAGGTTGCCAGCAGCATCAACCACACTCACCCCGGTTGCCGGGTCATACTTTATCGAGCCCCGCAAGAGAGCCGAAACCTGGTCAGGCTTCATCGCCTTCAGGGCAGTAGCAGCCGAAAGCAGCTTGCCATCAACCTCCGAGCGCTCAAGCATCCCCGCAAGCGTCTTGATCCGCTCATCAGCCTCACGCTGAGCCTTCTCAAAGGCCACATCTTTCTCTTTCACGGTATTGGCCAGCAGCAGCTCATATTGCCCCTTCGATTTCAGAACCTCTTCAGCCCGCTTCACCTCCTCAGTCTTGAGCTTTTCATACTCCTCGACATCAATGCCGGTAAAGGGAGCCTTGGCGGCAGAAACAGCAGCAGCAACCTGCTGGGCAACAGCGGCATCGAGTTCAGCCTGGGTAAAAGTTTTGTCAGGAGCGGGAGCAGCAGCAGGGGAGCCGCCGCCAGCAGCATCGCCATCAACGCCCATAGGGCGCGGCATCAGCAAGCGGAGAAACGAAAAAGGCAAGAGTTTCATAGTTCTTATCATTTTATTGGTATAAATATCAATAAAATATAATAAGAATAGTGAAGATTATACAATAAAATAGATAAAGATGAGATAAGATTGTGGTAAGGCGGGGCGGGGGTGTTGCGGTTATGGTGGATTGTTGATGTATCTGGAGTAAGAGCTCTCCAATCGCGTTTCAATGCACCTCGGATTTTTTATACCAGCCCGCCTACACCCTTAAACTTCTCGACAAAGGCAGCAATCTTTTGGAAGACGCTTTGTTTTATTGTTAAATATTGCGGATTAAGGGGGCTCATTTTTGGAAGAATCGCATTGAGTTCGGTGCCGTTTTCACTGGCGTATTCTCGTTTTAATGAAGCGATAATGTACCGTTTTGCCTCATCTTTATTGAGGCTTTCCTCGCTGATTAGCTCTTCTGCTTCTCGTTTTTGTTCAGCCTGGGCAAAGGTGAAGAAGGCCCCGATGATGCTGGCTTTATCGGGGATATTGTCCAAATTGGTTTGGTTGATGAAATCCACCACCAGACTCTCTTTTGCGCGGTTGCCGATGCTGGCACGGATTAACCGGCGAACTTCTTCAACCAATGACGCTTTATCTTTTACCTTTTTGTTGTTTTCAAAAAGCAATTCAAGAATGTAATCCAGATTTATCTCTTGTGATTTCAGAAGATCCACTTCAAAAACAATATCATCCCAATTGACTGTGGAGTTCTCATTTTCTTTGCTGCCTTTTTCACGGCGAAGCCAGTCGCGAATATCGTTGTAGGTTGAACGGTAATCTTGAATTGTGCGATCCGCAGGCACTTTAATCCCTTGCATTGCAGCAATATCTTCATCGCTGAGATAGTGAACAGCCTTGAACTCTTCAAGGGCATTGGTGTCGGTTATATCGACAGTTTGCAAGGCTTTTAAGCCAGCAAATTCATCGTAGTTTTGCAGAATGTTTTCAACACGAAGGTATTCACCAAAGAGTTTCGCAAACTCTTTTTTATCTTTTTCTTTAACGATTTCATCTGGTTTGGGGAATCGTTCTTGCAGTTCTTTCACCACATCCACATAGCCGCGGCGAGCTTCTCCGGTTACCAAATCGGTAAAGCCTTCCATGTACTCTCTGTAACTCTTTTCAAGCACCACATTTTTTGTGTTTGCCTCACCAAATAGTGTAATGGCATCAATGGTGGCTTGTTCTAAATTGCGGAAGGTGACGATATTTCCAAAGGTCTTGGTGGCATCGTAAATGCGATTGGTTCGTGAAAAGGCTTGCACGAGACCGTGATACCGCAGGTTTTTATCGACAAAAAGGGTGTTGAGCGTAGGAGCATCAAAGCCGGTAAGGAACATACCGACTACAATAAGCAGATCAATGTCCTGGTTTTTTACCCGTTTAGCAAGGTCTCGGTAGTAGTTTTGAAACTTGTCGCTATCAACACCGAAATTGGTTTTGAACATGGTGTTATAGTCATCAATGGCGGCAGAGAGAAACTCTTTGGCACTGCTGTCCATTGCGGTGAGTTCAAAACCTTCATCAAGAATATCCCCGATTGCCTCCTGTTCTTCGTTGGCTGCAAAAGAGAAGATAGTGGCAATTTTGAGCGGTTTGTCACACTCTTTCTGTAGGCTCTTCAAGGTTTCATAGTAGAGCTTAGCTGCGTCGACACTGCTTACGGCAAATATGGCGTTAAAGCCTTTGTTACTCCCTTGCTGGCGATGGGTTTTCCGTCTGAAGTTGTTGAGAATATACTGCGAAATTTCTTTGATACGCGCGGGGTGCAGAAGGGCTTGTTTGGTTTCTGCGGCACTAATTTTTTTCTCGTCCAGTTCGGACTCAATCGCCTTAAAATGTGGGCGAACATCGTTGTAGTCCACTTTGAACTTCAATACTTTTTCGTCACGGATCGCGTCGGTAATGACATAGGCGTGCAATTCAGGACCAAATACGCTGCGGGTGGTTTCTGCACCCAATGCATTATCAGGGAAAATCGGCGTACCGGTAAACCCGAACTGGCAGAACTTTTTGAACTTCTTTTTGAGGTTTTTTTGAGCTTCCCCAAATTGAGAACGGTGGCATTCATCAAAGATAAACAATACATGCTTGCTGTAGATGGGCAGGGAGGTTTCACCTTTTATGAGGTTGTTCAGTTTCTGAATGGTGGTTACTATGATTTTATTATCATCTTTTTCGATGTTCCGTTTGAGTCCGGCGGTGCTTTCTGAACCGTTAACGCTATCGGGGGAAAAGCGTTGATACTCTTTCATGGTTTGAAAATCGAGGTCTTTACGATCCACCACAAAGAAGACTTTATCAATGAAATCAAGTTCGGTTGCCAGGCGTGCCGCTTTGAAGCTTGTCAAGGTTTTACCTGATCCAGTGGTATGCCAGATAAAACCGCCACTTTCGCTGGTACTCCAGGTTTTTGCCTGATTTGAACTTTTGATTTTCCACAAAATGCGTTCGGTGGCGGCAATTTGATAGGGTCGCATAACCAGCAAAGTGTCGCTCACATCAAATACTGAATAGTGGAGCAATACATTGAGCAGGGTGTTTTTCTGAAAAAAGGTGGCGGTAAAATCTTTCAGGTCTTTAATGAGGGTGTTGTCGGATTTTGCCCAGTTCGTAGTAAAATCGAAGCTGTTTTTATCCCGTTTGGTGGTGTTGGCAAAATAACGGCTGTCAGTACCGTTTGAGATGACGAAAATCTGAAGATACTTAAATAGAGAGTTGTCGGCGTTGAAGCTCTCTTTGCTGTAGCGATGCACCTGATTAAAGGCTTCACGAATTGCCACGCCCCGCTTTTTTACCTCCACTTGTACCAAGGGCAAGCCATTGACCAGAATGGTGACATCGTAGCGGTTTGCGTGAGTGCCATGTTGTTCAAACTGAGAAAGTACCTGCACTTTATTGCGGGCAATGTTCTTTTTGTCTACGAGGTATATGTTTTGGATATGGCCATCATCAAAGACAAAATCGTGGATATAGTTATCGTGGATTTTACGGGTTTTATCGATAGTGTTGTCGCTGGGTTTATCCAAAAACTCTTCAACAAAGCGAAGCCATTCACCGTCTAAAAACTGCACATTGTTGAGGGTTTGCAGTTGCACCCGCACATTGGCAAGCATTGTTTGGGGGGTGGTGCAAATGGGGAGGTGTTCATAGCCTTGATTTTTGAGGTCATGGATAAGTTCTCGCTCCAAATCGGATTCGGTTTGATAGCCTCCACCCTGCTGGTCTATCTTGTTGTATTTATCTAAAACAATGAAGTTGTTTGTTTCTGCAATGGTTTTATGGTCGGTCATTGGGTTACCTCTGCTTTAGGGAAGTTCAACAGCATTTCACGGTAATACTCGTACTGCTTTTGACGCTGTTCGATTTCACGGGGCAAGCCTTCGGTGATTGAGTTGGTTAAGGCATCGAATTTGTCGAGGATGGCAACGATGCGAGCTTGTTCGGTGAGTGACTTTTCGGGATCGGTCGGAAACGGAATGGGGATTGGATATTCCATTATTTTCGCCTTATTACCACGGGGCATTTTTGCACCTTTAGCGTGTTGCATATTATAGTCAAAGAACATGTCATCAGCTAAAACTTGATATAAATACCGTGGGTTTATAGTCTCATCAGTTGGGTGAATAACAAGAACATCGCCATTTGTACCACCAACACGATCAGCGTGCCATATCTTCTTTAAGTAGGGGCGAATATTGCCGATTAAAATGTCATTTTGACAATAACCCGTTAGGTTGCCTTCGGTTGGTACATAGTTGGAGTCTGTTTTACCTGCTCGATTTTGCAAAAGATTATCGACGCCAACATAATTTGTTTTATCAAGTAAATCGGAGCTGATTCGTGTAGTTGAATACTCACCAACCTCCCCCAAAGCCTTCCATTCCACTTGACCATCTTCAAAGGTCAGGAGCTGGTTGCGGTAGTAGGTGTATTGTTTTTTGCGGGCTGTAAGCTCGGCTGTAAGCTCGGCTGTAAGCTCGGTGAAGGTGTCGAGAATGCGGACGATTTCGGATTGAATTTCGAGGGGGGGGATGGGGATTAATATTTTTTTAAAACGAGCCTTAGAAATGTTGAAGCGAGTTACGCCACTCGCAGTCTTTGCAATTCCAGAACGCATGAAATGACTACGGAACAAATATTTTGAAAATTCAGGGATTAGCTTAATATCTTCGTAGAATCTAACGCCAAATGAAAAGCTATTTAGATATACAGAGCCTTCCAATTCTGTTGTAACCGCTGACGACATACCCGCTTCTTCTGCTGTTTCAGATGAACCAGTAAATAAAACATCGCCATATTTAACTTCGTGCTGGTTCTCTGAGTCGGACAATTTTACAGATTCGAGTTTTTCAAAATTTACTTCGATGTTATTGAATATGTTCATATATGAGATGTACGAAGCATTACCATTCTCAAAATCGGCTTTACTTTTACCGGTGAGCCCACCGTAAATATCGGAAATATCCCCCATCGCCTTCCATTTCACCGCCACACCCTCGAGCAGTCTCGCCATTAGATTTTGGTTACTCATGCTTCAATCTCCGTAACAATGGCATCAATATCTATACGGAGCTGGTCAATCTTCGCTATCGTGGTTTTCAGTTCACTATTGAGCTTGGTAATATTGATCACTTCGCGAGTATCTTCGGTTACCACATAGGAGCTTACGGAGAGGTTATAGTCGTTGGCTTCAATGGTTTCAAAATCAACGGATTTCACCATATACTCAACGTCAGCTTTACGGTCAAAGGCTTCCATTATCTGAGCGATATGGTCATCGGTGAGGGTGTTGTTATTGGTCTCTTTTTTAAAGAGTGCACTGGCATCGATAAACTGGGTTTTGTTGTCGCTCTTGTGTTTGGAGAGTACGAGGATATTGACGGCAATGGAGGTTCCAAAAAAGAGGTTGGGAGCCAGTGAGATAACGGTTTCAACGAAGTTGTTTTCGATCAGGTATTTACGAATTTTCTGTTCCGCACCGCCTCGGTAAAAGATACCAGGGAAGCAGACAATGGCGGCTCGCCCTTTACTGGAGAGGTAGCTGAGTGCATGGAGCACAAAAGCAAAGTCGGCTTTGGATTTGGGAGCCAGTACACCGGCAGGAGCAAAGCGTTCATCATTGATGAGAGTTGGGTCATCGCTTCCAATCCAGTTCACCGAATAAGGGGGATTTGAAACAATGGCATCAAAGGGTTTATCATCGCCAAAATGAGGATCTAAAAGGGTATTGCCCAGTGCAATATGGAACTTGTCGTAGTTGATGTTGTGCAAGAACATATTCATACGGGCAAGGTTGTAGGTGGTGTGGTTGATTTCCTGCCCGAAAAAGCCATCTTCGATGATATGGGCATCGAAATGTTTTTTTCCTTGAAGAAGTAGGGAGCCGGAACCGCCAGCGGGATCGTAAATCTTATTGACCGTTGTCTGCTTGTGCATCGCCAGTTGTGCAATGAGCCTTGAAACTTGCTGCGGGGTGAAAAATTCACCGCCAGATTTACCGGCATTGGCGGCATAGTTGGAGATCAGAAACTCGTAGGCATCACCAAAGAGATCGATGTGGTTATCTTGAAACTCCCCAAAATTGAGACCCGCAACGCCCTTGAGCACGGCGGCCAGACGGCTGTTTTTGTCTTTGACGGTGTTACCCAAGCGGTTGCTGGTGGTGTCAAAATCGGCAAAGAGACCTTTTATTTCCATTTCGGAGGGATAGCCATTGGCGGAACTGTCGATAGCGGAGAAGATTGCGGCCAGATCGGTGTTAAGGCTTTCGTTGGTGTTGGCAGTGGCGGCAATGTTGGCAAAGAGCTGGCTCGGGTAGATGAAATAGCCTTTGGTTTTTGTGGCATCATCTTTGATTGCTGGGGTAATGACCGCATCGGGGAGCGTTGCGTACTTGATGCTTTCATCACCACCTTCGATGTAACTTGCAAAGTTTTCGCTGATAAAACGATAGAAGAGTGTACCCAATACATACTGTTTGAAATCCCACCCATCGATAGAGCCACGAACATCGTTGGCTATTTTCCAGATTTGGGCTTGTAATTCGGCTCTTTGTTGAATATTCGACATGTATGACATTCCTGTATATTTCAGTTAAATCGTCTTTTTACTCTTACCAGAACATCCGGTATTATTTCATGCTAATCACTTAGCAAAAAGTCATTCCGTAATCTTTCCCGAATCCAGCGAATATTTTGCGAGCATCTCCTTCATGGGTTTGGGCATTTCTCGTTATAAATCCTCATAAATTCATACTTCATCTTTTGCCACAGTTTTTCAATGCGATTGAGTTATAGAATGTTGGGTGGCTGTCCAGCTCACAAATAGTAAGCCAGCACCTGGTAGCTGGTCAAGGTTTTGCCTTTTGACCTAACTGTCAGTAAAGAAATCTGAGTCAAGTTTCTTTAGCTCGTAAACTGCCTCATTTGAAACGCCAACGCCATACTCAATCATGAGACCTGCCAATTGTTTACCATCAATCAAGATGATCTTGTTATCAATATTGGTAACAAATTCTCTTGCTCCAGAAGAAAAGTCTGATGTGGTGATAAAAACACCCTTTCTGGCGCGCTTTCCCTGCAATGCACCGGCAAATTTCTGTATCTCAGGCCGTGAAATAGTCCCATCCCATTTCTTTGCCTGTATATATATGCTGTCTAAACCTAACCGATCTTCGTTAATAATCCCATCGATACCCTCATCGCCACTACGTCCAATAGCTCTGCCAGCATCCTTGAGTGAACCACCATAACCCATTTTGACTAATACATCAACAACAACCTTCTCGAAAAAAGCCGGAGAGGCCGTTTTCAATTGAAAGAGCAACTCACTTGAGAGATTTTCCCTGAGCAGTTCATAGGCTTGTTCAATTTGTTCTTCAGGGGTTTGAATTTCTTCTTCCTTTAAGGGAAGTGAATCCTTAGGCTTTTCTCTTGCTTCCTGATATTCAGGATACTGTCGCAAAAAGTGAAGATTTAGTCCTGTCAAATTCTGTGACAGCACCTCTTTACCACGGGTAGTGATGTGGAATATTCCTCGCCTGGCATTCTCCAGAAGTCCAGCCATTTTCATATGAGCCCTAGCCCACGCAACCCGGTTATCAAACACGCGCTGCTGTCCGCTTGGAAGCAACTGCTTTAGCTCATCCTCAGTAAGGTTAAAATCCTTAGCCAGAGCCTCAAGTGCCTCTCTATTGGTATGCTCTTTACCATCACCGCAGAAGCTGAGCAATGGCAACATCACGCTTTGAAAATCGGGGATTGGCATAACCTTTTGGAATATGAAGTAGGTTAAAAGTTTTGGAAACAGCTCATGGGTATACAACATTTGTTAGTATTATTCCTAGGAATGTCGAGCCAAGAAGCGTTATTATTATTGTTTAATTTATCACATCTTACAGAAAAATAGCGAAGTATAAACGAAAAAGATAAATCAACTGGTCAGACAAAAGTTGTCTGAGGTAGTATAAAACTCTTAGTGTCGCGATTTTTTTTTGCATGCTTAAAGCATGTGTCGTTATGAACGCTTATCTCAAATAATAGCATCTGCTCTCAATGAGACTCTCCCGCATCCATTCAGCCCCCGCGCTTGGCTTCTATACTCCGGACTTAACAACCGAGCTCGTCCTCCCGCTTGCCGCCTCGCCAATCTCCGCAGGCTTTCCATCGCCAGCCGAAGAGTTCTTCGGGCTGCAGCTCAACCTTAATGACGAGCTGATCAAGCACCCTGAAGCCACCTTCTACGCCAGAGTAAGAGGCCACTCAATGAAAGATGCCGGTATTCAGGATGGAGACCTGCTTGTTATCGACAAAGCACAAGAGCCGAAAGATGGCTGCGTTGCTGTCTGCGCTATTGACGGCGAATTCACGCTGAAGCGCCTTGCAGTCGAGAAAGACAGCATTTATCTCATGCCAGCCAACGATGAATTCAAGCCGATCAAGATTACCGAAGAGAATGATTTTCTGGTGTGGGGCGTTGTTGCATATGTGGTGCACAAGGTGCGAAAGAAGTAGTGCTATTGAGCTATGATGCTATTGGTGTACTATATACCGATTTGTTAAGTATTGCTTCCATCTCAATATTTCTTCATCACCTTCAATCGCCTGGATGAATTTTTCGTAAGTACACCCGAAGACCTTCTGGCGACTAGGTTCTTTCAGAAAAGATTGGTATTCAGGGATGACTTTATTGAAATGTTGATTTCCTGACGGGTAAAGTATAATTGAATAAAAATCGTCAAGTTTATTTTCGTTATCCGGACTTAATTTGCACATAGACAAGCCAAGGAGATGGTTTCTCCATATTTGACGCCAATGATTTTTATAAAGCAGGGGATTATCTTCGTCAATAAAAGCTGCGGATTCTCGGGTGACCTGCCAGTACCTTGATTCTTTATTTTCGACGTTCTGTTTTTCTGTTTTTCCAAATGGATATCCTTTCTCCGTGTACTTGACTTCAATCCCTAGGCCTATTTTCATACCTCGTTGGTCAGTGAATTTAATGAAAGTGTCAAATGATGTTGCATCATTCAGGTACAAATCCTTAGGCTGTAGTTCTTTAGGTTTTGGTGCAAATTCAATCTTAATCTTGTATGGTGCTTCGCTCTCCAACCCAAATGCAGTTTTGATAATATGTTTAGCCAATGATGCATCGGTGCAAAGAGGTGCTAGCATGTTGAATGGGATGTGTTCGCTTCTGAGCATATTAGCATCGCGGGTCCTCGATGGTTTTTTCCCATATCGCTTATGAAGAGCTTTTGAAACATTAAGCCCATCATAATAGTTTAGCTTAGCGTCCGCATCAGCATCAGTTAATATGTTCTTGTGTTTATTATATCCAACCTTCAGTTTATTTTCTCGATACTGTGATTGATGGTGTCTTGCAGCTCTCTTGAACTCATCGTCTTGCAAGTATTTTTTATCGATATCTGCCATCTCTCGTCCAGTTAGATTCTTTTTAATAAATATTATAAGTGCTATTCCGGTAGAAGTTAACTCCTCCCCATCCCCACCATCTCCAGCGCAAACTCATACTCCTTCCCAAACGGCAGTTGCAGCTGCTCCAGATACTCCGGAAACGCCTTCGCCCAGCTCACATAGTAGTATGCCAGCACCTGATAGCCGCTGAAGCTTTTGCCTGGCATGAGCGGCACGCTGTAGCCCTCTTTCTCCGGGCTGATGCCATCGCCGCACAGCAGGCCAATTTGTATCGCAATCGCATGAATCTCCGCATCGCTTAGCTGCTTGAAGTAATGCAAAGCTTCAACCATGAACCGCGTCACTGCCATATTGATATCTTTGCCCTCGTGCGCTTCGGTGAACACCTGCATCTTCTTGTCTGCAAG